AAATCTCAAGCTCCTGTACAAGGTTCAAGTGTTACTGTAACCTTTACTCTACAACCATTAGACAACAAAAGAGGTGATTTTGAACAAGGTAACACTGATCTTAACTCAAATAACACTACAATTAACATTCCTGAAATCAATGTTAAATTGCAATCAAGTGCTATTGTAGCTAAAACTAGAAAACTGAAAGCTGTTTGGACTCCTGAGTTTGCTCAAGACTTGAACGCTTATCATGCTCTAGATGCTGAAGCAGAACTTACCTCTGTTATGAGTGAGTACATTGCTCTTGAGATTGACCTTGAAATCCTAGATATGTTGATTGACTCAGCTGCAGCCGGTACTGAATACTGGACTGCTGAAAACAACAAAGCTCTAGATGGTACTCAATATACTAACTCTAACTTAGGTTTCTATAACTCACAAGGTCAATGGTTCCAAACTTTAGGAACTAAGATGCAGAAATTAAGCAACATAATCCACCAGAAAACTCTACGTGGAGGTGCTAATTTCATGATCTTGTCTCCAAGCGTAGCTACTGTTTTAGAATCAATCCCAGGATTTGCTTCTACTTCAGACGGTGATGCCGCTAAAGGCAAATATGCATTTGGTGTTCAAAAATCTGGTCAGTTAAACAATCGCTATGATGTTTACAAGAACCCATATATGACTGAGAATGTGATCTTAATGGGTTATAGAGGTGGTCAGTTCCTGGAAGCAGGTGCTGTATTTGCCCCATACATCCCATTGATTATGACTCCATTGGTATATGACCCAGACACTTTCGTTCCAAGAAAAGGTCTGTTGACTAGATATGCCAAGAAAATGGTTCGTCCGGAATTTTACGGAAAAATCTATGTTAGTGGATTGAACACTATCTAATAGATAAAACCAATAAAAAGAAGAGAGGGAAGTTTGTTTACTTCCCTCTTTTTTTATATATTTATGATCAACATATATAATAAAACAATGGAAGTTACAGACAATCAATCCCTAAAACGTAAACCAAAAGGTCCAATTAAGTTCAATATCCAACTAAATAATGAACAAAAACAATCCAAAGATATTATCTTGGATAATCCAATTACAGTACTAAGGGGTCAAGCAGGTTCAGGTAAAACATTAGTAGCATGTCAGGTAGCCCTGGATATGTTATTTAAACGAGATGTTGAAAAAATTGTAATTACAAGACCAACAGTATCAAAAGAAGAAATAGGTTTTCTACCTGGAAACATGAAAGATAAACTTGATCCATGGTTAGCTCCAATTTATGCTAATCTTTATATGTTATATAATAAAGACAAAATAAATAAATTATTAGAGGAAGGTATCATTGAAATATTACCCTTTGCTTTTATGCGAGGTCGTACCTTAGTTGATACATTTGTTATAGTAGATGAAGCCCAAAACGTGACACATACTCAAATGGAAATGGTTATTGGTCGTCTAGGTATGAACTCTAAAATGGTCATTTGTGGTGATGTATCCCAGATTGATTTAAAAAGTAAAAAAGAATCTGGTTTTGGATTTTTAGGCACAGTAGAGGCCAATGTTAAAGGTTTTAGAATATTTACATTAAAACAAAATCATAGACATCCTATTGTTCCAAACATTCTAGAAATATATAAAAACTATAATGATTAAATGAAAAATCCCCACCTAACTGTATCTCTTGTATTAGCAATCATATTAGGAATATTTATAGGTTCCACATTTAAAGGTTGTAATTCAACAGACCCATGTACAGTCACAACAGATACCATGACTGTAACTAAAACGCGTATAGACACTGTCCTTCTAGAAAGAAAACCTACAATAACTAAAGGGGGAAAAATAAAAATTGACACTACAAAACCATTATCTACCCAACCGTGTGATACAACTTATTTTACTCAAGAGTATAAGGATACACTCATAGAAGGTACTCTATCAGCGGTAGTTAAAGGAGAACTACTATCAACAGAACTAAATTATACTCCAAAATTTCCTAAATATATTTTTAGAACAGACTCAGTATTTACTACTATTACTAATACTGTTACTAAAACTGAATATAAACAACCTTTTGGCTTGGTATTAGGTGGAGGATTCGGAGCATCTCCTTTAGGAGATTTTACAGTTATGCCCCATGTAGGTATTCAACTTAAACAACATTTAAATTTTATATACGGGTATAATATAACTAATCAGTCACATGTTATAATGGTTCAAAAAGTATTCCCTCTAAGCAAGTAATACATACGTATAATAAAACCATATGGCTATATTTGGCTCATCTCGTGACATTTCAATGTTTAGAAAAATCAACCGTGAGTTGTTAGGAGATGTTATTACTCAGCAATGTGCTATCTATAAATTTAGGTTAGAAGAAACAAATGTTAATATATATGGAGAGGCCGCTGAAGAAAAATATTATGAAGGCCCAACCCTAATTAACTGTCTAATTGAAAGACCTGACCCTACATATACTGAAACAGATATGGGCCCTGATTATACTCGTCAGGTTAATTTTAGATTCTTTAGGGATGACCTAGTAGATGCTAATTTAGTGTTAGAGGTAGGTGATATCTTCTTATATGAAGAACTATATTTTGAAGTTCATAATGTAATGGACAATCAACTATTTGTAGGTAAAGATCCAAATTATCCAAATGAATCTAATCCATTAAATCCAGGCCTAGCAAATTTTGGTACAAATGTTTCTATCATTTGTTCAACTCATCAAGTATCTGCTGATCGTGTAGGTATTACTAAAGAAAGATACAATGGCTAATAAAGGAAAAACCCCAACCCCTAAAACACAACGGGAAATAAGCGTATCCCAACATCAGGCATATGATACTACTAGAGGTAATCCTAATGCTGTAGATCCAACTAATAGAGCAGAGGAATTATCATTTAAAGGTGATACTACAAAACCATTTAGTGTTGGATTAGAAGATATTGATGGGGCTATAATTTATTACTTTGAAAATATTATTTGTCCTACAGTAATACAAAATGGTACAAGAATTCCTGTACCCATAGTTTATGGTTCCCCTGAAAGATGGAAAGCAGTTCAAAAAGATGGCTTTTATAGAGATAAAAAAGGGAAAATTATGATGCCTTTAATTGTCTTTAAGCGAACTAATATAGAAAAAAATCGTTCAATAGCTAATAAACTTGATGCTAACAATCCTAATAATTATAAGATATTTACTAAAGCATACTCACCTAAAAATGCTTATGATAAATTCAATATCTTAAATAACCGAAAACCACAAAAACAATATTATGCTGTGGTTATGCCTGATTATGTTACTTTAACTTATGAATGCATAGTTTCAACATATTATGTTGAACAGATGAATAAAATAATTGAAGCTATAAATTACGCCTCAGACTCATATTGGGGAAACCCAGAACAATTTCAATTTCAAGCTAGAATTGATTCATTTGCTAATACTACTGAATTACCACAAGGTGAACAAAGAGTAGTAAAAACTAATTTCTCTTTACGTTTATATGGATATATCATCCCTGATACTATAAATAAAGAACTATCAGCCCAAAATAAATTCTCAGATAAAACCAAAGTAGTATTTAACTTTGAAACTCAAATCGGACTGGATAATACTCTCCCAAATTTCTAACATACATATAATAAAATAGTAAATGGCACTAATATTATCAAATAGTGGTATAAACAACACCTCAACAATTCAGGCAGCTCATGTATCACAATCAATAGATGCATTAACTGGAGCAGCAGCCTATGACATAACTATAAGTGGTAGCTTAATTATTACTGGTTCATTATCAATGGGTTCTGGAGGTTTAACTGGATCTTTACAAGGAACATCCTCATATGCTAATCAAGCTTTAACAGCCTCTTATGCTCTAACAGCCTCATTTATACAACAAGCTTTAACAGCTTCCTTTGCTCAAACATCCTCATATGTAGCGAATGCCCAAACTGCCTCCTTTACTATTTCCTCATCTTATGCTCTTACTTCAACCTCAGCTTCTCATGCTGTAAATTCAACCACATCAAGCTTAGCTTTAAGTGTAGTAAGTGCCTCCTATGCTGTAACCGCTAGTTTTGCTACTACAGCTTTAACATCCTCATATGCTTTAATTTCAGCTTTAGCGGGTTTAGCCACTATAGCAAATTCAGCTTCAATATCAACAACTTCTGTTTCTGCTTCATATGCTGCTACTGCCTCTTTATTATTAGGAACAGTACAAAGTGCCTCATATGCGGCTACTGCTTCTTTGGCTAATACAGCTTCCTTTGCTATATTAGCAGCCACAGCCACAACTGCAATTACAT